CTGGAGCACAAGCAAGCCAGTTAATCCACAACAAACATTGGATGCATAGTGATTGCTAAAGTAGAATCAAACAAAGATAAGCAGAGCATCATCCCTAATGATGCAACCAAGATGCGCATTAACGGCAAGACATCTTGGAAGGGTGCACTTCGTAGCAAGCGTCTACTATGGGAAACTACAGTTCAAATTGAACTACCCAAGACTGGACTACCAAGTGTGATTAACTTCCGCTTCTGTCGCTACCCTAACACAGCCAAGGCTGACTATACTGGTCACTTCTCTTACCCAGTACATTCAGGTATGGCAGGTAAGACCATATGGGTAACACTGTCCCATTCTTTCATCTCAGGTGGTGCCATGCCAGTAGCCCTATACATTGCACATGATGGTAAGTTACCTATCGCCCTTGACGGACGGCAAATAAAGGCTAATTAGAGGCTCACAGAGCCACGTAGAGACACGTAACCCCCTCCAGGGTAGTTGGATACCACTTAGGTACCTGACCACCTTAGAGGGGGTTATTTTTTTGTACAAAAACTTGTACAAGTTTAGGTCTAAATTTAGTACTAAATCTTGTGCTGACAGTAGCAACCTATGTAGTTGCACTTGGCGTGGAGCATGGCACATACCTGTTTCATATCTAACACACCAGCATCTCCAGCATCACGGCAGTTCTTGCATATCATTACTACCACACCCTAATTGCTACGATGCAGGGGTCTCCACCCTCATCCCACTCTTTTAGTTCTTCATCGGTCTGGTCAAAACATTCGTGCGTACTACACACAGGTCCACTAATCCACTTGCGATTCATCCCGAAGTTCAACCACATCCAAAACAGTTTGCTCTTCATTTGTTACCTCCTCGTTATCCTCATCCTTGTATGGCGGAAAGCCACCAAGGTTTCTTACTATCTTATTCAACGCACGATTGGCAGCCATAGCCGTAGCCTTGGCAGTTGGTCGCTCACTGTTTGTATCCTCATGTAACTGTGTTGAGTCCACATCTTGAGCATAGAACAAAAACACAAGGTTCTGTTCAACCTCATCTAGTTTACCAAAGGCATCACGAATGTCAGCACCATAAGCCATCCAGTCACCAGACTCCGATGGAGCCTTGGTGCTACGACCCATGTTAGTCATTGCTGTTTCTAGTTTCTCCCAGTTATCTGTGAGTACACCAGGTATGAGCATCTTAACAAAGTCTTTGCTGTACCAGAAGTTATCCATTGCATTGTAGCCCTCGGCTACTGCTTTCTCCTTGACACAGTAATCAAGAGCAGCGTTGCGTAGGGACTTAGCAATCAACTTGTCACAGGACTTCTCGTCCTGCTCTGACTTCCACCTAGCAATGTTGTTAGGGTGCTCAGCAAACCATAGCCACAGTTCTTGCTCAATATCTGCACGCTCTACCATCTGGTACTTGTTGCGATACTCACTGGCTATCTGTTGCACCATGTCGTAGTAGTCGTTGACTTGCTGTTCTTGTAGTTGACGGATGCGACCAGCATCTTCCATTTGGTTGCACACTATTTACCCCACACCTTTCCATCAACAACAAAAGTGCCGTCCTTGTGGATAGGAATAAGTTTAGGTGTAACCTTTTGACCATCAACATACAGCACACCAATAGCCTGTTGCCAGTTAGCAATGCCACCCTTTAGGTATGATGCTTTCTTCTGGTCCATCAAGTTACCAACCTCTAGTCCCCAAATGGTACGAGTTGATACACCTGATACAGATTCGGTGTAGTGCAGTAGCCCTGCCCTATGTGTATGACCACATACCACGGACATACCAGTCTTCTTAGCCAAACCAAGGGCTGTCTGCCCACCAGTTTGATTCACAGAACCTTCATCGCCATGCAAGAGCAGCCACTTAGGTGCAACTTCCCACGGTTTCTTGTGGTAAGTGATGCCTAAATCTTTTAGCCGAAGGAAGTTCTCTAACTCAAACTCAGGGGCACCAAGTAATCCTGGTGCTCGCTTCATAATCGTGTTGTATAAACGGTCAGTATGGTTACTCCGTGTCATATGTGTAACCTGTAGGTCTTCTAGTACCTGAACAGTTGTGTCACGGTCACGACCAATGCTTCGTTCGTATTCCATTGGTGTGCCCATAGACCAGCGACTGATAGTCTGCATGTCCATTTCGTCACCAACAGATACAACATCATCAGGTTTAAACGCCTTAATGAATTTGGCTACATTAGCAACCGCACGCTTGTCATGGTAGGGAACTTGCAGGTCACTTACAATTACCTTAACCTTCATGGTTAATCCTTTGCTTTGGGGAAAGTGCCGTCAAGAATCATTATACCTATAACTCCGTAGTTGGCAATGTCCACAAATGTATCCCTTAATGACTCATTCTCAGGCTTAGCACCTGACTGAATTAGGTTGATAAGACGGGACATCTTGTCGTATAACCGTACCTGTAGCCCGTTAAGCGGTCCACCAGGTGAGTTCTGTATGTTGTTAGGTCCGTAATCTTGTTGCTTCTTGATGAGGATGTCATAGATTTCATCATAGATATCACCAGCATCTAACTCAAAGTTAGTAGGGTAAATGTCCTGCCATGCAGTAAAGGTAACGCATCCCTCACATAGACAGTCATCATCTACCTCAGTGGCATCCTTGTTATCTCCAATGTTAAGGTCTCCTTTGACTCGGTTAAGCCAACCTTGGAAATCTTTAAGCCCATCTCCGAAAGTTTCCCAATCAGAAACGCTATCTCTTCCTGACTGAACGAAATCATCCCACTCATCCTTCATATGGCTCATGCTGATACCTTATTCCTTAAATAGTCATACCCCTGTGATAGGTACATTGAATTAACATCTTCACCCTCTGGCATCTGCAGTGTTACTACTGACGAGAGTTCTTTGGCGAGGTTCTTTGCGAAGTCCGACCCTGGTTGGTCACCGTCAGCAAAAACATAGACCGTTTCAAAGTCTTGGAGGATGCGTGTGTAATGTTTCTTCCACGAATTCGCACCAGGCACACCCACAGCAGGGATACCACACTTGTAATGCAAAGTAATCGCATCAATCTCACCCTCACATACCGCAATGTAATCTCCTGCTGATTGTAGTGCTGTCACATTGTATAAACGGGTAGAAGTCCCTGGTAAACCCATGTATTTGGGTTCACTGTTGTCCATGCTACGGAATCGTATGTCAACCACACCTGTAGGTGTGATGTACGGAATAACTAAGCGACCAACATATGCTTCGTGACTAGGCAGAGGTTCTGCGACCACTCCGAGGTGGGCTATAGCCCCGTCTTCTAGAGATAATCCCCTCTTGGCTAGGTACTCTTCTGCTAGATGAATGTTTGCCTTGTATGTTGCCACGGCTTTCGCCAGTGATGCTTTCTGCGATTGTGATAGCCTCACGGAATCCAACTCCTTCTTTCTCCATAATAATTTTATATGTGTCACCCTTAACTCCGCAAGCATGACACGCGAATGCGTTCTCTGTTATGTTTACACTAGCAGATGCAGTTGAATCCTCGTGGACTACACACTTTATCTTCTGCCAACCCCATGTTTCGCGTATGTTCGTTGCACCGTAGTGCTCAAGCACAGGTTGTATGCTGTGCTTATCAGTCATCCGTACCTCCGTCTTGTATCCAGTGCGATATGCACACTGAATCCGTACAGTTTTCGCAATCTTCTCTCGGTTGAAATTTTTTCATTAGTATCCTGCTTCCTCCAATAGTTTAAACCACTCAGACACTGGCATAGTAGCGTACCACTTGCCAACATCTAAGGTGCCTGTCTTCTTATGTATTACTACGCCAGTCTCTGCCTTGTCGTTATGTATTTCAACCTCAAGTTCTTTCAGCCATGCTGATAGTTTCATCTCCTTGTGGTTCTTTACTTCTATAACAACAGCAGGAATACCAGCAATATCGCCCCTATCAAGAACACCGTTGAGGGCTCTTCTTTCCACATGTTTCCGTCCTTTACTAACCAACCAATTAACTACTGCAGTCTCAGCAGATGTACCTTTTATCTTACTCTTATTCATATTTTATTCCATCCGCTATCATTGAGAACTGTAACTGTTCTGCTACCCACTCTAATGCACTACATGCCTCGTGTAAGTCTTGCTCACAGAAGTCATCACTGATATCGCGGATAGCCTTAATGATTTCGTAGAAGGATACATACTGCTCCCCGTCATAGAACACACGAGATACATGTCTGCTGTCCACCTAGTAATCGTTTCTATCTAGGTAGAGCAAGAATGCAAGGATACCAACAAGTCCTAGCATGACTAACCATTCCACCATTGTTCCTCCTCTAAGTTCTTTATGAATACTACAAGTTCTTCCCATGGTATGCAGTGTTCTATGTCAACAACATAGAAGTTATCGTCATGTCCACGGTACTTATCATGCAGTTGCTTACTCTCCCACTTATCTTTAGTGGATGTGAGTAGCCCAAACATACCATTGGTTTGCTTAGATACCATGACATAGGCATACGGCTTTTGTAACTTAGCCTCATACCCCGACACGGTATCAACTATGATGTTGCCCCAGGGAAAATCTTTTAGTTCAGTAAACTCTATGTTGCGCGACTTAACCTCAAGGCACTCACCTGAATCATCAAGGATGATGTCCTTCTCGGTGGCTGTCATCTCTGGTATCTCTGCAAGTGAGACCACTATGTATAGGTCTGGCACAGTGCAACGCACACCGTTTAAACGCAAGCGTTCTGCAACTATGTCACCATACTTGTGACCCTCAGTCATAGACGCTACATAATCAAAGGTCATCTTGCATCTTCTAGGTCTGCAATAAACATATATTCTGGCAGGAACTGCAACCACACTGGGCTATTGCCCGAAGGGTCAGCCTTACCATAACGGTTCTTGACACTGGCAACACCAAGCATTCCGTCTTGTTGTCCCACCGTAAGAATGAGGGCTGGTAACTGGTTAACCATTCCCTGGACTGATGACCTAGGTTGACATGGCGTGCCAGAATATCCTTCTTTAGTGTGATGCAGTACCACAACAGCAGCGTTCGTATCCCGTGCCAAATACTTAAGTTCCTTGAGCGCACTGCGCATAGCACCAAATTCCTCGCC